GCGCTTCAATTCGACAGGGCAAACAAGGTTACACCTTGATGCAACGCATCTTGGACTCACAAGCCAAGCATTGTCAAAATTGCTTGAATTATGCAGCTCGTGGCATTGTTCCCATTGGAAGCTTGCCACTGCCAGGGCAGCGTTGTGAGTGCCGATCAAACTGTAAATGCAGGGTGAGATATTTACGACAGCAAGCGCCGACGGTGGCCGTTTGATTGTGCATAAACAAATGAAAAGCGGCCCTTATGATATCAAAGATTTGTTTTTGCCATGGCCAAAATTCTTTATTGCGGCGACGCTTTTGTCGAAACTGGTTTTGGGCGCGTTGCTGAAAACCTGCTTCCCGCTTTGGCGAGGGATCATGAAGTTAGTGTACTGGCGGTAAATTACCACGGTGATCCTGACTCAGAGGCCAGGAAATATGATGTTTATCCGGCCATGCTGCATGGCTCCGATCCATTTGGCTCACATCGAATTGGCGAACTTGTTCAAAAAATCAAGCCCGATTTGGTATGGGTGACAAATGATATCTGGATTGGGATTAGTTTATGGAAGGCCGTTAAGGCATTTAAACAAAGCATTGGTTTTAAATATTTTGTTTATACTCCCATTGACAGTTATGGGCTATTTTCCGAGCTTTTGGAACCCATCAATGAATGGGATGGCGTTGCCACTTATACAAAATTTGGAGCGGCTGAAATTGAAAAAATTGGCTACGAAAAAGAAATTGCCATCATGGGACATGGCACTGATTTTTCTAAATTTTTTCCAATGGACAAAGAGGAATGTCGAGAAAAGCTGGGTGTGCCAAAGGACAAATTTATTGTTTTCAATGGCAATAGAAATCAACCGCGCAAGCGAATTGATTTGACAATTAAGGCTTTTATTAAGTTTGCAAAAGACAAAGACGACGCACGATTGTGGCTCAATATGGGCAGTAAAGATATGGGGTGGGATATTGTGCCGTTATTTAAGCGCGTGGCTCGCGATGAAGGATATGATCCCACTGGCAAACTTATTCTCACCAGCCCTCACTTTTCCACGGCAAACTGTTTAAGCATTGAACAACTTAACATGGTTTACAACGCCTCCGATATTGGTATTAACACTTGCATTGGAGAGGGCTGGGGGCTGGTTAATACTGAACATGCTGCCACTGGCGTGGCTCAATTGGTGCCCGATCATACGAGCCTGGCCGAAATTTTTGACGAACTGCCACGGATTTTATGTAATGCTGCAGAGACTGATAGGAACTATGGTTTGGAACGATTGCTTCCCGACCCGGATTCTGCCGCCGAATTGCTTTCTTATTATTATGATTTCCGAGATTCATTGAAAAAAGACGGTCAGTGGTGTTACAACCGTATTCGCGAAGAAGCTTTTACTTGGCCCCATATCACAAAGCAAATGTTAGAAATTGTCGGAAAAACATTAGCGGCAAAACCGGCAGAGCCTGAATTTAAGGGCTTTGGCACTCCTGCAAAAATTAATTAAAGTTATGCAAATTTCGCAAATCTTTTTGACTACCAATACGGAAGAAAAGCTTAGTCCTTTTCTTAAATATGCCACTGGCACCATTGACAATGTGTTTCCAAATGCGGAGCATATCATTTATAACAATGAAAGTCTTCGTGCCTTTATTGAGCAGCATTATGACAAGGAAGTGGTGTGGGCTTATGATAGTTTGAAGCCATTTTCTTACAAAGCTGATCTTGGTCGCTTTTGCTTGCTAAATATTTTTGGCGGATGGTATTTTGATATTGCAGTGAGAGCTGTTAATCCCGTTGAAGTGGGAGAGCGCATCAAATTCTTAGCCTTTCGCGATATTCAACGGTTTAGTTATACAAGTTGGGCTTGTGCTACTACTGTCCTCTATTCAAAGCCTGACAACAAAGGATTGCAAATTGCCATTGAAAAGATTGTGGCAAATTGTAAAAATAAATATTATGGCATCACACCATTGTGCCCCACTGGTCCCACCTTGCTTGGCGAGGCACTGGCTGCTAATGGCAGCCAGGCCGATTTTGTGTATGGCGATTATTTAGAGCTAACACCTACGCATGAGCAAAAGAATAGAGCATTTGTATTGCCTGATGGCACTATCATGGCATGGAGCAAACCTTCTGGCGGTGGCGATTTAACTGGCGTGGGAGCCAAGAGCGTTAATAATTACAATGAGCTGTGGGCCGCGAGGGATGTTTATGCAACCGTCTGATTGCACCATCTACGCCGTTTGCATTAACGACGAAAAAGTGCGCTACGAAGCCAAAAGTAACATTGTGCCCATTCTTGGTGGGGCATGGGCTATCGCTGATGAGAAGCGCGATGCGCTTCGTAAAGAGGGCTATATGTTTGATGATGAGGGTGGTTATATGTCTGCATTAAACGAACGATGGGGAGAATTAAGCTGTGTGCAGTGGATGATGCTTAATGCAGAAGAAAAAAATATTGGCAATGCTCAGTACCGCCGAAATTGGATTGAACCTCGAAGTGAATGGTATTTAGACGATACATTATACGTTCCAGAACCCGCCGTTTTTGCTTGTTCATTAGAGAAACAGTTTTATGGCGGTCATCGTGATTTTGATGCTCCTCTTATCACTCGGGAGCTAGCGGATGGCGGACAGTGGCTATTCAATCGAGAGGAGATTGATGCCCTATGGGCACAAAATTTATTTATTGGCTGCAACATGGCGCGTGGTCCGAAGCGAGAATATAAAGAATTTATGACTGTTCTTTTTCATGCTCTTATTCCCATTTGGGAACAACATAAGAATCATTTTCTTTCCATTGAGGGATATGACAGGAGGGCCATTGCTTTCATTGCCGAACGTATTATTACCGGCATTGTGTTGTATCGTGATAAGATTCTGCCTGGCGTAAAGATTGCCACGGCTCCCATTGGGTATATTTCATAATGGCTCATCGCGAACAAGGCGAATACATCGCTTCCGTAAGGCAACGGTTTCCTGAATTTTTCAAGGGAGGGCGAGTCTTAGAAATTGGAAGCCTCAATATCAATGGAACAGTGCGACAATTCTTTGATGCCAATGAATATGTGGGAGTTGATGTTGGTGAAGGCCCCGGTGTCGATGTTGTAATCAGCGGGCATGAATATAACAGTGAACAATTATTTGATTGTTGTATTTCATGTGAGTGCTTCGAACATAATCCATTTTGGGAGGAGACCTTCTTGAACATGGTGAGGCTTTGTCGAAAGGACGGTCTTGTTGTATTTACTTGTGCCACCACTGGCAGACCGGAGCACGGCACCGAACGCACAACCCCGCAAGATAGCCCTTTAACCATTGCCAAGGGTTGGTCATACTATCGCAATCTGACGCAAGAAGATTTTCTCTCCGCCATTGATTTCAAAAAGTTTTTTAAGGAGATGCAATTTGCAACGAACAAGGAATCTTGTGATTTATATTTTGAGGGAATTAGGGCGGAACAGTATTGACTTTGCTTCAAAAGGCATGGCTAGAATTGCCAAAGTTAGTATGCTTCCGTGAATTCAAGTGAACAAGAAACAAAGGAAAACAAAGATTGCTCGTGTTATGCGAGAGTTTAAAGCTGGCACTTTAAAGGGCAGTGATAAAAAGCCTGTTACAAGCTATAAGCAGGCAATTGCAATTGCTCTTTCTGAAGCTGGCATGAGTCGTCGTGGCAAGAGCGATGAATATTGGGACAATTATTTCATGACCCTCATCGGAGAAGAAGAGGAAGAAGAGGAAATGGATGGTTCTTGCGGAAAAAAGCGTTAAGGGGTGATGTTGAAAGCTTCGCCCCTCCTGCTGCAGTACGGGCCGCCGCAAGGCGCGGTCTTGAACTGCGAAAGAAATATGGCAGGGGCGGACTAACCACTCAAGAAGCCGGAAAGCAAGGCATTGGTAGTGGCGTGGCGCGGGCTGGTGATTTAGCTGGCGGAAGCAGGATTAGCTTTGAAACTATCAAACGCATGTCTGCGTTTTTCTCGCGCCATGAAAAGAATAAGAGCGGAGGAGAAAGCGATGCGGGCTATATCGCGTGGATGCTTTGGGGTGGGGATGCTGGTAGGTCTTGGGCTCGGCGTATTATTAAGATGGTAGAAAGTCGTCAAAAAGACCAATGAGCGAGTATGTGCGCGTGATGGAAGAAGAAGACGAAGGCATTGGTCTCATGAAATCATTGGCGCTTCTTTCCGCCAATGAACATCGCAATACTTCTCGTTGGGAGCTTGTTGAAAAACAATGCTTTAAAAACGGACGGCTCGATGAGACTCATATTTACGTGGTGAGCGTCTACGAGAAGCCCGATGATCATTTTGAGCCTGCAAAATTTTTAGTTTTTGAGGCCGAGGCAATTGCAAAAGCTTATGTGATGGAAGGCGTGGAACAGCAGCTTCGCGAGATTCGTGGTGAAAATGATGAAAACGAAGACTAGTTTTTCGTATGGGCGATGAAAGATGGATAGCCCATAAGCCACAATACGCTAATTCCATAGAGGCCACTAAGGGTGCGTATTTGCACGCAATCTGGCGCAAGAGTGGCGCGTTCCATGCGAGAGTAAGAGCTTTGGCTGATATGGAGCACTTCGGCCACGTCTTTTTGCGATAGACCACTATTGAGGCGGGCGTCTTTTACTCTCTGGGCAATAAGCTGCCGCGCCTGATGGTGCGGCATTTTAAGCACGTCCGCATTGCCCCTTGCAAGAAACATCATGCCGCTAGTCTAAATTGCATAAGCTTTTTAATTGTAATAAGAATTATTTGGTAAAGTATATCTATGAGCACCATCTCTTATCGGTACGATTTCTCGCCAATTGAGAAATACGAAATGACGCCGGAAGGCTACCTTCGGGCGTGGGCTTCGATTGCTCGCACTGGCGTTCAGCTCTACACAGACGCTGATGGCTCAGTCCGTCGTGAATATCGTCCCGCTATTGAAGTGGCGTCTCCAGAAAGCTTGGCCTCATTTGCGGGCAAAGCTATCACTTCTGAACATCCCCCAGTTCTTCTTGATGCTGAAAACACTAAAGACTACCAAGTAGGATTTAGCGGCACTGAAGTGGTTTACGACGATGGTTTCGTTAAAGCCGTGATGACAATTACGGACAAAGAAGCCATTGAACGTATTATGCGTGGTGATGCTCGTGAAGTGAGCGCGGGCTATCGGGTGAATTATGATCCCACGCCTGGCGTTACAGAAAACGGCGAACATTACGATGGCATCCAAAAGGAAATCATCGGTAATCACATTGCCGTTGTTCGTCGGGGCCGCGCAGGCCCGCAAGTGAAGCTTCATCTTGATCGTCAAGATGCTGCTAATCCATCTCTACTCTCTATACACGGAGACCGTCCAATGACTGCCAAAGTCGTTTTCGATGGCGCCGAGTTTGAAGTGACGGAGAGCGTTGCTCTTGCGATCACCAAAGAACGCGAAGACGCCAAAATGTCCTATGAGGACATGAAGAAAAAATACGACGAGTTGCAGGCTGCTGCCGATGCCATGAAATCCGAAATGGATGCCATGGAAAAGAAAATGAAGGGTAAGTGCGACGCTGCCGAAGGCCGCGCCGATGCCCTGGCAGAACAAGTTGAGGAATTGAAGGGCGATTTAGCTGCCGCCAAGGAAATCAATCTTGATTCCATGGTGGAAGAGCGTCTTTCCCTCATCGAAAAAGCCAAGCCTGTTCTCGATGCTGCTTACGATTTCAGCGGCAAAGAAGCTCGTGAAGTGATGGTTGATGCCATCCAAGCCGTTCGCGGCGACAGCATTGACCTGTCCGAAAAGTCTGATGACTACGTGCAGGCCATGTTTGACACTCTGGAAGCGTCCCGTAAGGACTCTGCCACCACTGATGAGCTGCGTAAAGCCGTAGCTTCCATTGCTTCTCCCATGTCTGCTCCTTCGTCCTATATGGACAATCTGCAGAATGCCTGGAAAAAGCCCCTCTCCATCTCCAAAGAGGCTAAGTAATTATGGCCGTCACTTTCTCTGCCTCGGGCACTGCTACGGCTGGTGGTGTGCAACAGAGCTACGCTCTCACTCACACTGCTTTGCTTGAAGGCCAACTGTCCGACATCCGCGACAACACTATTTCCACTGGTCTTAACCAAACTGGCGCTGTGCTGGCTTTTGGTAATCTGGTGGTTTATAACACTGCAGGCACCGCTGCAAATTCTGTCACGACCATTTCCGGTACTTCCGATACCGTTATTGGTTTAAATGCCCTCACTTATGTTGATGAAACTGCTCTTGATTCCAACAGCCGTCCTGGCGTAAAGGACAAGCAAGCCGTCAACGTGGTAAATGAAGGTGCTGTGGCCGTCTATGTTACGGGCGCTGTATCTCCCACTTCTCCCGTCCGCGTGCTCTATGCAGCCAGTGGCACTGGTAAAGCTGGTCAATTCTCCCATGCCTTCGCTTCGGGTAAGACCGTGCGGCTGGCTGGCGCTCGTTTCCTCACCACCACTACTAGCAGCGGCCTAGCCGTGCTGGAGCTGAACGGTCCGAGCTTCACCCTCTCTGCTGATTCTTGATAGGAGGCCCTCACAATGTCTGAATTCCGTATGGATGAAGCGGGTCTGTTTCTTGAGCGTCAGCTTGAGTTCATTCGCCCGCAAGTGTTTGAAGTGCAGTATGCGGATATTAAATATCCGACTGTGCTGCCTGTCACCTCTGAAGCTGGTCCTGGCGCCCAGACCTTCACTTTCCGCATCATGGACTCCACTGGTGAGTTCCGTCTGATTGCGGATGCTGCTGATGATCTGCCCCGTGCTGACATCAGCCAAACTGAAAAGAGCATCAACATTCGCTCCTTCGGCGGTAGCTTCGGTTACACCGTTCAGGAACTGCGTGCTGCTCAAATGGCCAACATCGCTCTGGAACAGCGTCGTGCTGCTGCTGTTCGGCGTGCTTACGAAGAGAAGGTGGAAAGCCTTGCATTCTTCGGTGAGAGCACCGTGGGTCTGTCTGGTTTCTTCAACAATTCCACCGTGGATGTGGTGGCCGCTGATAAGTGGTTCTCTAATGCCACTGCTGCGGAAATGCTGGAACTGCTGAACTATGGCGTGTCTGCCATTATCAACGCTTCCAAAATGAAGGAGCAGCCAGACACCATTCTGATGGCGTATGAGGATTACAACAAAGTAAGCACCACTCGCAATTCCGATTCTTCGGACGTGACCGTGCTTGAGTACTTCCTGCGTACCAATCCCTACATCCGTAATGTTGAGCCCATCAACGAACTGGATGCTGACAATAGCGTGCTGAACACCAACCGTATGGTGGTTTACAAGCGCGATCCCGAGAAAGTGCAACTGCACATTCCTCAACCCCTGGAGCTGTTCCCCCCTCAACAGCGCGGTCTGGAATTCATCGTTCCCGCCCATGCTCGCGTTGGTGGCGTGGCTCTGTACTATCCCAAGAGCGTCATTTACGTTCAGGCCAACGCCTGAGGATAGTTAATCAAGCTGAGGGGCGTTAAGCTATTGACGATTGTTTCTTTAGAACAATGTTAATTGCTTACCGCCCTGAACTTGAGAATCCCCCTCGTGATGCTGGTTTTGGCGTTATCACGAAGAGTGGGCTTATTCAACTTGCTCCAGGGTTAAATCAGGACATTCCTGATGAACGATGGAAAGAGGCGAAGGAAAACACTACTGTCAAGAAACTTCTTGCCATTGGTGCCATTGAGGAAATGCGGGAACAGGTGATGGTTGAAGACCTGCCTGAAAACGTGCAAAGCCTTAGTGAACTTCCCCTCACTCAAGCCATTCGTGCCATTGAACTCATCCATGATGCAGATCGTTTGGCTGATTGGAAAAAGATTGAAGGGCGCATTCGCGTGAGAAATGCTATTGCCAAACGTATGGAAGCCATTCGTATTGGAAAAGCTTGATTATGGCTGTCACCTACGCAACTTTTCTGGAACGGTTTCCTGAATTCACGCCCCATCCATCGGGCATTGTGAATGGTGCCATCACGGAGGCGTCTTATGACGCCTCTTCGGACGTGTTTGGGGATCAAACTGATCGAGCAGTGAAATTTTTAGCTGCTCATATTATTGCCATACAACTTGCACAAATGGGCATTCAAATTGGTGCCACAGATGGGAAGGTGTATGGTGGGGGGCTTGACGCCTCACAATATGGTCAAGAGTTTAAACGGTTGTTAAATTCTCTTCCATCGACTGCAGTTGGTTTTGTTGTATGAGCAATCTTCTGGAGCCATTAGCCAATGCCACGTTGGTATGGTATGTGGCTTCAGGGTATGTGCTTGACAGCGAAACTGGCAATTATACGGCCACAACGACGGGCATTACTTATTATGCATCGTTAAGACAAAAGCGTGCGCCACAATACGATCATCTCCTTGGGGCTGATCAAACTGTAGTTTATATGGAAGGGCGTTTAACACGCCCTCTAACGCTTTCTGGCATTGTTCCTGGTGATTCCGCTCAGGCCACAATCAATGGGAGGGAAGGACGGTTTGAACTTTTACCTAACGAGGAAATTGCTATTCATTATTGGCAGTTCCTCGGCACGCCAATTAGGGGAATTTTTAGACTAATTGGCAAAGGAAGCGTTGACAACGCTTAATCACTTTCCCTTTCATTGCTGAGGATTTCCTCTCATGCTCTACCATCCCACTGAACTGGTAAAGAGCCAAGACGTGATTGTGCGCGTTGGCTCTATCGCAGGCACCACCCGTCCTGTGATCACCCAGAGCGGCGCCACCTTTACTGTGAGCGGTGCCCCGACGCTTTACACCCTGCAAGCTGCTACTACCGCCTCTGTTGCCTTTAACGATGGCAACCAAGAATTCTATCTGCTGGGCGGCGGTGGCTTCGCTGATAGCGTGATTACCACCTCTGCTGCAACTGCCTCCGTCACTTCTTATTTCCAGAAGGACGTGGATGGCACCACCTTCATCCCCAATAGCTTTGACGAAGCGTTCCAAGCCATTAGTGCTTCGCGCTACGACAAAAACCACGAAGTGTACGTGGAGATTAACAAGCAACTGGGCGTGAGCGGCTCCACCTATTTCTATGATCGCGTGGCTTATGTGGCTTGCGTGATGAACTACAACGAGAGCTATCCTGCTGATAATCTCGTGGAGTGTACTTTCGATCTGCAAAGCCGTGGTCGTATTGGCATTCACCAGAATGCTCAAGAAAACGGCAGCATCATCCCGACTGCTCCCAATAGCTGATCACTGTTCCATTGATTTTCTTGCTAGCCTCCCTATAGGGAGGCTTTTTTATGAATATTATGCAATTGAGAGAAGCTATTATTGAGCTTCTTTCGTCTTCTCCCAATCTGATTGGCACTTATACGTTGCCCAATGGTTCCACTTTGCCTGCTGTGTATGTGGTGGGACAGCAGAGTGTGCCGAAGGAATGGAAAGTGAAGGGACTGGAAGTGACGATGCGCCAGTTTCCAGAATTAACGCCTTCTTCTCCATTGGGGGGAACAGTGAAAGTGAGTCAATTATGGGAAGTGATTTTGGTGCAATATACGACTAACGAAAATAATTTAGCTGTGGCAATGGACAGAATGGTTCGGCGTTTTCCCGACTCTACGCCTCGGTATTTTCCTGGTGATGACATTGCCTATGAGCGTTGTCGTTTTGTCATTCCTGATTTAATTCTTCGTCATCTTTATCAAATATGAGCGGCGTTATTGTTGGCGGAAAAATTATTAATGCCAAAACCCTAGAGCAAAAGCTTGTTCAGGCTTTTGAACTTTGGGCAAAAGAGGATGTGAATAATTTTTTTGAAGATCAGTTTACGAATAATATTTGGTATTATCCAAGGGAGACAAAGCGAAAGAGTGGCAAACCTGCCGGCACAACTCGGGACATCTATGATCTCGGAACTCTATATGAAAGCGGAAAAGATGTGGATATTAATTTAGGCCCCAACAATGTTTCTGCAGCATGGAACTGGGATGCAAAGAACAGCACGGGAGGAGCCTATGCCGTATATGTGCATGAAGGAATAGGGACTAATTTAGTTCCTCGTCCATGGACCGATGATTTGTACTATCCACAGAAGTTTGCAAACAGCAGCGTGCGTTTAGCATTGAAAGCAAGAATTAAGGCGGCATTTGGCTGATGCAGATTGATTATTTATGGAGCGCGGATAAAACCGTGCATGCTATTAATTGCTCATTAGATGGCACTGCATTGGAAGTGGGCATATTGTGTCTTATTTCCTGCGGGGAAGAGACCATTAGAATATCGAACGAACATCATTCAATGCTGATTGAAGTGCCTAAAGAATTTCGCTCTAACAGCGAAAGAGTGAGGGTCTTTAATGCATTGTTAAACGTGCTAGATCATGAGCAAGTACAGCTTCCTTCTGGAAACCAAAACTGAAGATTTCTTTGATCTTCTGCCTAATATTCGCCTAAAGAAATATGGCGGCTGGCTGGTTGCAGAAGCAATTGAACAGGAAGAAATTAGTAAGCTTCAAAGTCAAGCCACCATTCGCGCCGTGCAACTTGCCAAGCGCATTGCTTCCGCCAAAGGCGTTCCCCTTGACGAGGCATTTGCATTGCTGCAAGGCGGCGGCACGCTCACTGAAGCCGAATTACTTGCGGACTACACCGAAGAAACCCTTGGCATGATCACCAGCGGCACATCTGTCGAGGCTACTAATGCTCGTATGGTGACTGCCTTCATGCGTTCACGCGGGCAGGGCATGGTTGACGGGGAATGGCAAGACCTTAAAGATTGGGAACTGGATGACACCAAAGCATTGCCACGCAAGGCCATCGCAAAGATGGTGGAGTTTATTGGCGCCGAACAAAATGCTGAGGCGAAGGAGGCTGCAAGCGCAAAAAAAGCTCCGAAGAGAAATGGTCCTCAATAACAGAACGCACTGAAGCACAAGCTCGCTCTACGCTGCGTAATCTTACGCCATGGAACGAGCTTTATTTTCGCCTTTCATCGTCAGACTTTAAAGACGATAGATGGTCGGCAAAGAATTTTGGGCGCCAGAAAATATCTGACGTGAGGAAGGCTTTGTTGTATTTAGACAAGCATGACATTGCTAAATACAACACAGACAGTATTGCCATTGCCAAACTTGGCACAATGGTTGCTGGCATGATGGCTGGCAGGAAGAGCAAGGTGAAGCCAGAAGATTTCCTGCCATTTGACACAAAGAGCATTAAGAAAGAGGGCGGCGTTACTGACGCAAGTCTGATTGTTCTTCAAAGATTAATGAAGACCAGGATGATTGATGGAAGAGTGATCGCTTTAATGGCCGATGAAATCAAAGCGTTTGCTGGGCGTAATAATGGTGAATGATTATAGAATGAAAGGAAAAGTATCTGGATAAGCAAAATGGCTCAAGACGCCGAACTTAAACTTAAGGTAAGTCTTGACCTAGGATTTTTTAGGCAGCAATTAGTAGGACTTGGGCAAGCAGCGGCGGGTTATAACATTCCCGTGCAAGTTAAGTTTGATCGACGTTCTGTTCAAAATGAACTTAATACGTTAGGGACAAATATTAGGCGACGAAATTATGTTTTAGAAGTAAAAACTAATTTAAGCAAAGAAATTGATAACGCCAAGAAACTGGCGGACGCCCTTCGGGCGCTGGAAAGCGGTAAATCCACTGGAGGCACAGTTAAATCTGGCGGTACTTTTCGGCAACAACTTGAGAAAATAGATACTGCCACAATTAGAAATATTTATGCAGCGGCAGCGAAAGAGGGAATATTAGCGTTTAACGAAGAAACCAACAAGAGTAAATCAGCTTTAATTACAGCCTTAAACAAAGCAGCACAAGATGCTAGTCAAGGATTTCTTGATGCTTTTTCCGCTCAAAATTCTGCCGTTCATAAAGCAGCGGGCGATTATGGAGATGCATTATTAAATGGATTAAGAAAAAAATTGCGTAGTCAATCTCCTTCACGGGAGATGTTTGATATTGGCGAAGACGCAGGAAAAGGCTTTGAACTTGGCCTTTTAAAGTCAATGGAGCTAGCGGAACAATCCGCTACGCGCAAAATGCGCCGCATGTTAGATCGCCTTGCGCGTGTGGCTTTGATGGCTAGCGGCATGAGCGCCGCTGAAATCAATAGACAAGCTGGTCAATTTCAAGCAGGTCCAACCATTAATGCCCCTTCATGGGCTTCTACTGTTCCTCCCTCGCGAGGTGGAGGAGGAGGTGGTCGCCTGCTGCCTCCAGGGCCTACTTTTGCGGCCCTTGGCGGTACAGCTTTTGGTGCTCAAAAATATTTACCCACTGATTTAAGTGCTGAATTAAAGCAAATTTTACGTGGCGCAGCATTTGCTTTTGTAGATGCCATTCGCAGTGAAGCCAGGAAAACCAGTGTATTAAATCTTGGTCCTCAACAAAGAATGTTGGGCGGAACAAGAATTGCTGGTCTTCTTGAGGCGGGATCGCTAGGGAGATACTCAACTGGAAGAATCGGAGGGGAAACTCGCGAACAAATGTTTGCCCGTCGTACTCAGGAAGCATACACTCGTTCTGGACTGAGAAGCTTAGACATTATGGGGGGAGGCGAAGGTAGGCCCCCTTCGCCCTATAGCTATGCCTACAGAGGCGCTCGTCCACTTACGTCCATTGTTCCTTATCAGTCTCCAGGCGCACTTGTCGCAATGGGCGGGGGTGGCGGTGGCGGACAGCCGCCACAAGGCCCCACTGGTGGCGGTGGAGGTGGAGGTTTTGGTCAATTTGGTCGTGCAATGGGGCAAATCAATCTTCCTGGCGCAGGGACCATTCGCGAACTTGGCGCTGAATTCTCTTTCGCTGCTAAGCAGGTGCTTTTATTTGGCACTGCTTATAAAGCATTGGCGTTTATTCAGGCATTCCCTAGTCAAGTGGGACAAGCCGTTGGCCAGTTGCAAAGTTTTAGGAATACATTAAATACAATCTCCCCGTCCGCACAAGAAGCAGCAGCTTCAAATAAATTAATTCTTGATTTGGTTGACAAATATAATGTTCCCCTCCAATCGGCAAGGGATGGTTTTACAAAACTTTATGCTTCGATGGCGCCCGCTGGTTTTAGCGGCAACGAAATTAGAGATTTGTTTACTGGCATTAGTAAAGCTGCTGCGACTTTTGGCATGAGCGCGGATAAAGTGGATCGCGTTAATTATGCCTTTGCTCAGATGGCAAGCAAGGGTCAAGTGATGAGCGAAGAGCTTAAAGGTCAATTGGGAGATGTGCTGCCAGGCGCTATGGCAATTTTTGCTGAAGCGGCGGGATTTGAGGGACCAGATGCTATTCAAAAATTTAGCAAAGCTTTAGAAGATGGTGCTTATAAGGGCAAAGCGATGCGCGTTTTATTAAAAAACGTTGGCATTGAAATGAATAAGGAATTTGGACCAGGAGCGGAAGGAGCCGCAAAAACTTTCCAGGGTTTAATGAACCGAATGGCAAATTCAACACAAATGCTTTACGAAAGCTTTGAGCCAGTTGCCGTGGGGTTTTTGAATTCTGTTGTTGTTCCATTGACTTCTGGAATCAAACAAATTAGCGATGGTTTTAATGCGTTTTTTACTGGAACAAAAGCCCAGACTGCGGGTGGATTTGCATTTGCAAAGGCATTAGAGGATTTGCGGCCTGCCTTTGATGGTATTCGCAATAATTTGTCGAGCCTTGTTCCGCAACTAACTCAGTTTGGACAGATTGCATTAAATATCGCCAAAATTTTACTACAAATTGCTGGCAATCCAATTGTCGGTTATTTAGGAAAATTATATTTAGTGGCTTTGCCATTGAATATGTTATTTAATGGTCTATCTGGGATTATTGGCAGAGTCGTAATGGCAATGACCACTTTAAACGTGGGCCTTCTTGCTGGCACTCAAAGGTTTACGACGTATCGGATTGCCATGCAAGCATTTGGTGTGTCTGCAGCGCAAGTTAGCACTACGTTAAGAACTTGGGCGCCAGCATTAAACGCCGCAACAATTGGACTAAGGGCTATCGCTGCTCCAGCAATATTGTTTGGTGTTTCGCTTTTGATAGAGAGATTCATGATGCTTCAAGGAGCAATTAATGGAGTGGCTCAATCAACGCAAAGCATGCTGGGTAATATTTCTAGCTTGGCAAATTCTGGAGCCGTTAAAGATTTGAAGAATGTAGGCAAAGACATTCAAAATCAAATTAGCAGCTTTGAAAGCCTACGTCCTTTCCTCGGTAGTGGCGCCGCTGGATTGCCGCAACAAAAATTAACAAAACAAGGAGCGGCCAAAATGAGAGAGCTGGGGCTCGGCTCTTTTGTTAGCACAGACGTACTTGGCGGTTTTTACGTTAATGATTTTATTAATGCCTCTAGGATTGTTGAAGAACGGCTTCGTGGACTGCGTAAGACGGCTGAAAGTGTTCGTGAAAAACTTCCCTTAGCAACGCGAATTCAGGAGGATATTAGTCAACAAGTAACCCCTAAGCCAACAGCAATACCAGAAGAGGAAGACGATGGAACGGGCACCAAAAAATTAAGCGATTATTTATCGCAACGGTCCCAACTTTTGGAAAAGCTTGGTCAAATTGAAACCAACAGGATCAATCTTCTTGCCAATACCTCGCAAGAGGAGCGTGAGATATTACAGGCGCAACAAACATTTATCAACGAGAATCAAGTTAATGAGCGCAAATATTTAGAAGAACAAGCCAAGGCAAAAGATTATTCTGCCGCAACACGAGGAGCATATCTCGCGGAATTAAAGGCAAGTTATCTTGCAGAGAAAAAGCTGATTGAACAACGCCGAGAATTGGCAATCAGGGGACCAATTATCAGGATGCAGGAGGAGTTAATCAACCAAAATTATGATCTTACGGCATCTTTAAACGCTTTAGAGCAAGGTCGAACTGAGCTTTCGGCTGTAGAAAAGGCCGCTTTAGAACTTGCCAAAAGAGCAAGTGAATTAAGCAAGCAGGGATTGACTATAACTGAAGAGGAAATTCAACTCACCTTAAATCTTGCTAAGGCGCAAGATATTTTGGCAAGCAAATATAAAACTAGACTGAGGCTTAAGAGTTTAAAAGACGAAATTGCATTATTGCGAGCGATTAACGATGAGGAGCGCAAACGTTTACAAATTCAACAGGAAAATCCGCAGGCGACAGAAGAGCAAAAAAATCAAATTTTTGATCTTGAAAAGATTCGCGACAATCTCAAACAAGCGAGGGAGCTAATTGATAATTTTGTTGATTCCACTTCATCGGACTATAAGGGCTTCTTAAAAGCAGTAATTAGCGGCGAAGACGCTGTTGATGCATTAGAAAAATTCCAAGAAGGTTTAAAAGATAGAGTTTTGACTATTTTCTTGGATTTTGCAATGAAGCCAGTAGAAGATTTCTTTAAGGACGTTGTTGGTGGCAAAATAATTGAAAAATTATTCCCTCGATCTGAAGCCGAAAAACAACCGCAAAAAGTGCAAACGCCAGTTGAACAAAAGCTAGATACAGCAAATGCTACGCTTAACAGAATTGAACAAAATACGCGGCCTGGCGCCGGTGCCGCCACTCAGGCTCTACCAGCCGGACTTAGTACTGCAGTAGGTTTTGGCGCGGGCTCTATTGATGATATTGGGTCAATGTATACAGGGGCTGGGTCTACAAATTTCCTTGCCAATGCTGGAATTAACATGAGTGGAATGGATATGTCTCAAGGTTTTGGCCAAACAGTTAATGGATTTAGCTCTGCCTTTGAACAAATTAATGCAAATGGTGAAACTTTTGCAAACGGTCTTTTACAAACTGCAGAAAAAACTGGTGAGGCAGCAACAAATACACAAACTGCAGGTCTTGATTTTGTCGAAAAATTAGGCGGCGTAGTGCAAGGCATTGGCATGCTGGCTAGCGCGGCCATGGGCATTGTGGCCGGTATTAGACAAATTGAAAAAGGAGACACGGCAAGCGTAATTGGTGGTATTGGTTCTATCTTGATGGGAGTGGGCGGCAGCATTCTTGGTTTTGGAAGATTATTTGGCGCCAATGGCGGCGTAGCCCAAGGTGGTTGGAAGCCATTCCCCATCACGCCATTTGCAACTGGGGGAACAGTTTCTGGCCCTACATTAGGTCTTGTTGGTGAAGGTAAGTACAACGAGGCCATTGTGCCCCTGCCTGACGGAAGGAGTATTCCCGTGCAAATGCAAGGCGATAGCGTAAGAGACAGAATGAATAATAGCAGCAATAGTGGTGCTGCATCGCCAGTGTTATCAATGAACTTTGAAACCACTACCATTAATAACGTGGAATATGTAAGTAGGGAGCAATTAGAGAGGGCTATGATGGAGACTAGAAGTCTTGCCACAAGAGATGGTGCACGGCAAGGGGCTAATTTGGCCATTGATAAACTTCAACAAAGTCCTAACACTCGTCGGAGAATTGGCATTTAATTACCATGGCTAATTTTCCATCATTAAAACCAACTCGCCGTAATTTTACGCTGGGTGAATATCCCACTAAAATTTATCGTTCCTTGTCCGGCAAAACCATTCGCAGAAGTTTTGGCAATCGTCCGTATGGGGCCACGTTAGAACTAGTGTTTGAAAACGTGAGCGAAGACGCATTGGCCGCCATTTATAGCCATTATCACGGGCAGCTAGGTAATTCCACGGGCTTTGCATTATCCGATGAAGCATTGGCAGGATTAACTGCTGGTACAAATACAACTAGGCAGTTAAAAGCTGGAGCGCCATTTATCGTGCTACAACAACTTGGCATTGGAAGTGGAAGTTCTTCTGAAATGCTTTGGTTTTATGATGAAGCCCCTCAAGTGGAAAGCACCTATAGAAATTTAAGCACAATTAGCGTCAAACTTAGCTCTGAATTTACACCATGACCACGCTAAGAATTGTTCAATATTTTGATCTTCTAGCAATGACAGATACGGCTGCTACGGCAGCTAATTTGGCAGGCATGAATCAAGCTGATACCATCACTCTTGGCAGCGATCCCAACACTGTTTATCATCGCTACCAAAATTTCTTTGTCAACGAAGCCAAGACTTACGATGGGCAATCATATTCTTTCGCTCCATTTCGCACAGAAGGCACAATTAGCAATTTGGGCGGCGACAATACATTATTGCAAGTGTTATTTCCCAATGTAGAAGTGGCACTACGTTTAGTTGAACAGGGCAATGGCAATAGGCTTAGTCGATTAGCTTTAACCACGCAATGGCTTAATGCAAATTTTGCTCCAGTAAAAACTTATGAAGAAAGATATATTGGTATTGGCGCCGCATTTTCTGATACTACCATTGAGCTTAGATTTAGAAGCGCAATGGATAGCGTAGGAACACAATTTCCGGCACGCTCGTTAACGCGCAGTCTTGTAGGATTATTGCCGTTAAGCGCAAGCGTTTCATTGCGATGATTGATTACAGCGATCTGATTGGACTAAAGCATCAATATGCTGCACGCCCAAGTGATGGTGAAGGCTTCACTGATTGCTGGCTTCTTTGCATGGAAGTTAGAAAACGGCTGGGCCTTAAGCATTTAGAGGCTTCCTATCCATGGGTGTATCAAGATTATGAAGAAGAAGAGCTGACCATTTGGAAAATTTTACGTTGGTTGTTAAGTTTTGGCAAAAAAATTACTGAACCACGTCCTGGCGCAGTATTTTACTTGCCGGGTGGCAATTCATTGCTTGCCATGGCTGTTGTATTGGACGATGGCAATTGTTTATTTCTCGGGCCAAGTAAGATGGTAGTAGCAGCGCCTGTTTCAAGGGTGCGGCCAAAGTATTATTTTTGGGCAGATTAATGAGCGACAAGCGTGACAAACTGCTTCCTTATGAATACCAATTAATTGATGCTCTTGGCATTACTAAGGAAGAGTATTTAGATTTTGTCGCACAGCAACAACTATATGCGGATGTAAAGGAAGGCACTATTTTAGATGCCAGAAATTGGCCTGTTGTCGCGGCGATCCTGATGGTTGTCGGGGTTATTTTCCAAGTGGTGGCGGCACTTATTGCGCCTCCACCTGTTGAAGCTCCTCAAGCGCGTGCCACGTCTTCTGGCGGAGGGGCAGCCACACGCGACGAGGTGTTTGCCCCTCGTTTTGGCTTTGATAGTCAGCAGCAATTAGCGGCCTATGGTGATCCAGTTAATCTTGTTTATACCAATACTGATGCCAACCCTGAAGGTGGCGTGCGCGTGGCCACGTCTTTAATTTGGTCGGCAGTATTAAGCTATGGCAATAGTCAATTAGTACGTTTAATGTTTGTACTTTGCGCTGGTGGAATGGGGCGCATTGATGAACAAAAAAGTGCTTTTGGGCAAACCGCCCTCAGGGATTTAATAGCACAAAATTATTGGATTTATTTTGCTCAAAATTACACTGGATTTCTTCGTAATAGCGATGTAAGGCCAGCTTTAAATGGACTAACCGTTTCGGACCCAACTACAGTTGGCGGAACCGCTGAAAATCCTTATGTGATTCGCAATGAAGCCAATTCCACTGCTAATGGTTTTAGTCATTGCTATTCACCAACCACTGCCAATACATTTGGTATTTATGGAGCGGTGCCAATTAATGTTTCAATTTTTATTAGAAATAGTGCTGGTGATTTTGAAAGCGCCATCAATGGTGTGCAAATGTCCGTGGCGGAACAGACTGGTTATACGGTTCGTCAAATTATTCCCATCGATACAAACGTAACCATTACAATATTACAAGCATCGAATGCAGATGAAGGACTTGCCCATGAGGAGGCGAAAGATTCGCGGCGTGTACTTGCTTCTGTTTTTGATAATTCTGGTTTGTTTAAATTTGGTTCAACAAAATTGAAAGTAATTTCGGCAAATCGTGGGGATATTGTTGATGGTCCAATGGTGGTCAATTTAAAAGCAGTTGAACAAGGCAGGGCGCATACTGTTGCTTATGGCACTAATAATTTTCAGGGAGTGAATGCTCAAGATGCCATAACCAACACTCCATTGGGAGAAAGAAGACGCCAATGGGAAGTCGTAAGGACAACAACCAATAATTTGCTAAATGAAGATGCTCGTCCACAAATTAACAGTGCTCAAGCATTGTTAAATGATGGTCGAATTTTTAGGTATGGAATTGTTGGGTATAGCAATCGCAGTGCTACCAGGAGCAGACTTACAGGCAGGGGTTACCAGACATACATAGAACGCTGGAGGGCTCCTGACTATAATTACATTTTTCAGCGCGATATAACCAACGACGAGCGAAATGCCTTAACTTCTTACATTAGTCTCAACCCAATCGTGGGGGATGGTGTTTTATCTAATTATAGAAATGATTTTTTTTACACTAAAGCTATTGTTCGCATAGAAGAAGCATCTTATGAAACTATTTCTCCATGCAATATTGTTGATTTCTCGTTAAAAGCTCGCGTCTTTAAACGTGTTAGCGGAAGGCAGGAGGAATACGGAAGCAGAAGACGCAGTTCAGGCTATAGAAGTGCTGATAATGGCTTGAAATATAGAACAGCAATGTTTCTTTTAAAAGTGAAACGCACTCAAGATAGTAACTACACGTATGTGCCTTGCGTTTTTGTAATTCGCAGAAGCGCAGACATTGAGAATTTTATCTATCTACGCTTTAATAGCAGAACTTCAGGAATAAACAATGCCCAGAATTGGCAGTTTAAATTTGAACCAATTTATGACATTGCGGCTGAAGTGGCGACAAAACCAAATCTTCTTAATTCGTCTGGAGAAACTGTTTATTGCATATTAGAAAACTCTGGCAGTCAATTATCCATTCCCCTTAATTCATCGCTATATCCCGGCGCACAATGTAATTTTGTTGGCTCAATTAACACTTCTATACTATTCCCACCTGTTAATCAACAACCGGCTGGCCTGAACGAATGGGACGTATTTGGCAATACTTCGGACAGCCAAATTCAGTTTTCGTTTGACAATGGTCCGGAAATGCGAATTGCTGCAGTCACGGAACAAATTGTTGATTCGTTTAATAACTATTCATCGCTTTATAACAATTTAAGCCTGATTGGGCTCAATATGTATTCAGGTAAGAGCGTGCAAGACTTGCGTTCCTTTAGTGTGTTTGCTACGCAAGGACGCCGCTGCCGCCTTCTTCGCACCTCTGGCACTGTCAATAATATTGCATGGGGACAGCCTGGTTTCCAATATCTTTCGGACTCAGCCAATGGCTATGCAAATACCGCTCCAGATATTTTTATTGATACCGTCCTTGATGTGCAAGATGGCATTGGCCGCCATGCAAGCGTGCATTCCGTAGATTTGGAACAGTTGGCAAAGAGTAAAAAGTTTTGTGAAACCAATAATTTATTCATGGATGGAGTGATTGCGGAGCCGGTTTCGTGGCGCCAATTCTGGGCGCAAACATCTGGCTTTAGTTTGTTAGAGCTTGCAAAAGTTGGCGGACAAGATGTATTAATTCCGGCTGTGCCATACGTGCAAAATACTGGTGCAATTACCAGGCAGATTAGTATTTCTGCATTGTTTAACCAAGGCAATATTATTGAAGAATCGTACAAAGAAGAGTTTATTGATTATGGGGAAAATACGCAAGACATGATTGTCACTGTTGTTTACAGAAAAAGCAGTGCGGAAGATACATTTGGCAAGAATATAAGCGTGGACGTACAATTTACTGATGTTGTAGAAAGCAATGCATCTCGCAAGACGATTGATGTGTCAACATTTGTTACGCGCCGTCAGCAAGCCCTTTTGATGGCAAAATTCCTTTGCAATAGCAAACGCTATTCACAGCGTGCCATTGAATTTAAAACTTTTCCCACTGATAGTCCCGTCTTCCCTGGCGCATATATTTACGTGGAACTGGCCCATAACCAATGGGATGGTATTTACACGGGGACCATTGAAGACGGAGGCAAATTAAACCTGCCGGTGACTACTACTATTCCCGATGGAACAAACTATTCAATGCTTGTGTATACGCCAGATGGTGGAGCATCTTCCACTCGATTATTTACTGGTGTTACTGTTGCTAGCAATCAAGCGCGAGTAGGGAATGATTTTGGGGCTTTCCAAAATTACGTGGGCAAGCTTTTTGTAATTGGCACCGTTGTCAATACAAAGCGAGTGTTTCGCGTGACGGAAGTGCAAATGGATGAAGAAGGGGAGGTGACCATTCGCGCCGTGCATCATGCCACTGATGGCAATGGCCTATCCATGATTTCTCGCGGTTTGACAGAAACAGTAAATGGTTTGTTCTTAATTGATGGTCGCTCAGAATAGACTATGTATAGAATGTAATTATTAACGATTCATCGACATGAGCTTTTACACTGGTCGTTCTGGAAGCCTGTCTTTTGGTACAACGAATAGCACTGCGCCTTCTAGCAGTCTTGGCCAGCCCACTGACATTCGTCAGGTGGCCAAGATTCGTGACTGGTCGCTTGACACCACTGTTGAATTAATTTCTACCAATTCCATTGATAGTGGCGTTAATACTTTCACTCCTGGCATTAAAGGCGCCACTGGTAGCGCCACATTGATTTATTACCGCCTGGAGGGTAACGAAACCAACACTTTATATTCTTTCGTGAATTTGCTGCAAAATTCAATTATGAAGACTGGCAATATTACGGAAGCTGATCGTTTGTTTTTTGAACTCAATACTGGTGGGGATGGGGCAGACGACGTTAAATTCTGGGGCTATATTACTTCCGCTGGTGTGGCTGTTTCAACCGGCGAGCTTTCTACTGTTCCCATTCAATTTACAATGGATGGGGATTTTGTGGAAGTGTTGAGCTAATTTAATGACTTTCTTCGCTGGACATACGGGCGCAGTCCGTTTGCGGAGAAATTCGCAAGTGATTTCATTTAATAGTGAAATTACGCCAGACGACGTAAATGTAGTTTTAAATCGACTTGGGTTTGACGGAAGTTTAGAAAATTTAACCACTGGTGATCGCATAACAATTTCTACCACTGATCCAAGAAAATTAATTTGCTTTCCTGCCGCAAATTGGCCTAGCGTCTTGCAAGTGCAAGAATCATTTGCCGCCTATGTCAATGTAAATTTATATGGTGGATTAAGATTTTTTCGTACTTTTGAGGCAAGCGTTAATAATGATCGCGATTTGGAACTGCCATTGGCAGTTTTTACTGGCGCCCCCATTGCAATTCGCGTGGAGATTGAAGATACTGATTTCAACATAGCAGGAAGCGTTACTGGCTTTGATTTTCAAACAGAACGCGAAGCCATTGAAACCACTTCATTAAGCGATAAATTTAAACAGCAATTTACAGCAGGATTGATTAGTGGCAGTGGCTCTTTGGATGCACTCTTTGATCCAAATGTTAGTGGACGCCAGGAAACATCCTTGCTATTGTTGCAGCTCATTCAGCGAGTGGAAATTGGAAGCGCTTTTGAAGCGCAACTATTTATTACCAATGAAAATGTTTATGGCAGTGATTTGGACGTTTACTATCAATTTAATGCTGTTGTAACAAGGGCTGGAGTGGAAGTGAGAGGCGATAACATTATTTCTGCTTCCATTGATTTTCTTTCCACTGGAGAGATTGGCCTTAAAGTCGGTATCGCACCTAGCGATATTATGCTCCAGGATGGAGGGCGCATTCTTCTTAGTACATTTGGCACTGACGTATTGCGTCTGGAGGTGGATGATTAATACAATGATGGCAATGGTTAGAATTCTTTTAATAGCACAGACATTGTAAGATGGCCGACCAGTCAATTTCCCAGCTTAATCTACTTGCTGCTGGATCACTGGCCGCTGGTGATGAACTGCCTATTGTTGATATAAGCGCTAGTGAAACAAAGAAAATTCGTGCGGCTAGTTTGGTTGAGGCTGGTATTGCCTTAATTACTGATGGCAGCATTGATTTAATCAAGCTTAATCAAGCTAGTGCAACCAAAATAGGCACGTCTGCATTGGCAGATGGCCTCATCACTTCCGCAAAATTAAACGATAATAGCTCTATTGTTTCAGCCAGCACTTTTCCCGCCGCCAATAATTTTACTGGCAAAGGTTGGTTCCGCTCTACTGATCAAAATCTCTATATTTATTCTGCTGGCTCTTATCAGCAAGTGGTTATGCCCACTGCTGGTATTGCGGATGGTGCCATTACAACGGCAAAAATTGCTGCCAATGTCATCACTGATGCCAAAATTCAAAGCGGTGGTTTAACAGCCAGCAGCATTGCTTCTGATGCAATTGTTACCGCCAAAATTCTTGATAGCAATATAACAACCGCCAAAATTGCTGATAGCGCCATTACAAATGTAAAATTAGCAGCTAATACCATTGAAGGAACTAAAATCGCGGCTGGCGCTGTTGGTACAGCCGCGCTAGCAGCAAGTGGCATCACTTCTGCTAAATTTGCGACGGGGGCTGTTGATACTGCTGCATTAGGAGCAAGTGTTGTTACAACGGCAAAGATTGCAGATAGCGCTGTCACTTATGCAAAACTTGGCCTGTCCGATGGCGACATTCCTGGCACAAAGATTACTTCCGCAACCATTAGTGGGCTACAAATTAGCACTGGTGGTGTTCTTACAGCCAATTTAGCCGATGGCGCCGTAACGAATGCAAAGATTGCATCAACCACCATTGGAGCCGGAAAATTTGCTGCGGGTGCTATTGCCACAGTAGATATTGCTGACGATGCCATTACCAATGCCAAAATTGGCGATAATGCAGTGGATACACTGCAAATTGCTAATAGTGGCGTTACAGCCATTAAGCTCGCTAATAGTTCTTCTACTGTTGTTCAGGCAAATGCACCAATTTCCAATGGCGCTTTTACTGGCCAACAATTTTTAGACACTTCCACTGGTTATGAATATACGTGGAATGGCAGTAGTTGGCAGCGCCAATCAGCAATTAATGATATCACTTTTAACAATTCCACTCCTCTTGCTTTTTCTGTTTCTTTTCCCGATAATTTTTCGGCAGTTATCACTTCATCGTTAGATAGTCAAGCTGCTAATAATTTTTTTGTTGGCCCAACAACTGGTGCAAATGCAGCGCCAACTTTTAGGGCAATGGTTCCGGCTGATTTGCCATTAGCCACGAGTGGTACTGTTGGCGCTGTGCAGCCCGGCGGGGGCTTGCAAATGGGCAATCCTGGCGTCATTCAACATATTAATGCAACCACGGCGGGCACATTTACTGGCGCTGTCACTATTGATGCTCAAGGGCACATTGTCAACATTGCCGATGGTTTAACGGCTGATGAAATTCCAGAATTAGACGCTACCAAGATTACCACTGGCACTTTTGATAGTACATTTTTAGCGCCAAATAGCGTCACTGCTTCACAGTTGGCGGATTACGGCATTGCACAAGTTAGCGAAAGCGCTCCCACTCCTGAATTTGCTGGACAATGGTGGGTCAATCCAAATGATCGTGCAGCATATATTTGGGTGGGTGTGGTGTCACCCACGCCCGAGGGTTATTGGCTAAACCTTGGATATGGCAGCCCCACGCAAATCAACCTTCGTTTTGGCGGCACTTATAACGCATCTGGAAATATTGTTGAAAGTATTAACAGCTATGGTATTGAGGCTGGTCTAACTATTGGTCAAGCATTATCTAGTCCAAGTACAAGCAATAATGGTGTCTATTTAATCTGCACGTCTTCTGGTGTTGGCACCACTCCTGCACCCAACATTGATCTTGCTATTGGCAATTGGGTGCTCTCTCAAGGGATTGGGTCTAATTGGACAAAAATAGATCTTGGAAGTGCTGTTGCTGGCGTTGGCGACCAAGATGTATTGGTAGATGGCGGTGCGCTCGTTCCAGTGGCCCCTGGCGTATCCACCCAAGAAGACTTTAATGTATTGGTATATGGAAGAGTGCAAATCGCAAACTTAATCACGGCAGGCATTGTGCGTGCTTCGTCTGAGGTTGCAGTGGCATCTGGAACTGGCGTAATGACTATTGGCACTGTTGATGATGGCAGCTATTAAGTAAATAAGCAGGACAAATTATGCCCTCTCACTACGGAACGTCAAAATTTGTTTATGCAGGCAAGGAAGTGCCACCATACGGCCTGCCAATGCAAGTTTTAGTCAAAACGAGTGGCGCTTTTTACTACACGGCATGGGATAACGTTGATCATATTATCAATGAAAGCAATGCGTGTATAGATGAGGGCGAATATTATTAGAATGTGAAAGACTTAATCGCCACCTTTTTGGTTTAGGCACATGGCTTCCATTCTTAAGCATCTTCGTTCGTCCACTGCTGACAAGCGCCCCACTGCATCGGGCTTGGCTGATGGACAAATTGCAATTAATACGGCGTCAGGGACGCCTGCGATGTTCTTCAAGGACAATGCTGGAAACATTGTCAAAATTGGTCCTGCTCACATCGGCACCGCTGCTCCAAACGCAATCCCTGCTGGTAGTGCTGGCAATTCTGATGGCGAATTATGGATTGATGAAAGTCTGACCACTCGTGGATTGAAATATTACCGTGGCGCCACGTTTGTCAATTTAACACCTTCTGGCACCACTACTACTGTTGGTCTTGTCGAGCTTGCCACTGACGCAGAAACTCAAACTGGCACTGACAATGTAAGGGCAGTCACGCCTTCTGGCCTGCAAAGCAAAATTAGCGATAGCACGAGCACAACCAGTTCCACCACCATTGCATCTTCTACGGCTGTTAAGAGTGCTTATGACCTAGCCAATGCTGCACTTCCGAAAGCTGGCGGCACTCTTACTGGCGAACTCTTAATTAGTCCTAGCGGAAGTTTAGTTTTTGAAGGAAGTAGTGATGATGGTTTTGAAACAATTATTGCCGTTACCAATCCTACGGCAGATCGCACCATTACTTTTCCAAATGTAACTGGCAACGTTGTCACGACTGGCGATAGCGGTACGGTCACCAGTACGATGATTCTTGATGGCACCATTCTTAACGCTGATATTAACGCGAGTGCTGCAATTGTCGATACAAAATTAGACACAATTGCCACTGCAGACAAGGTAAGTCTTTCCGCATTGAATATTGACGGGGGCACCGACATTGGTAGCGCCTTAGAAAATGGGGATTTATTTATTGTTGACGATGGAGCAGGGGGGACCAACAGGAAGGCTCAAGCTTTCCGCATGGCGCAACTTACCTATAGCGGTGTCACTGGGGATATTACAGTTGCCTCTGGCGGCACTGCTGCTATTTCCGCTGGCGTCATCGTTAATGCTGATGTCAACGCCTCTGCAGCCATCGCTGGCACCAAGATCAGCCCTGACTTCGGCAGTCAAAACGTCACCACCACTGGCACGGTTACGGGCGCCAGCTTGTCTCCGACCAGCAGCACGGTCCCGTCAAACGGGGTTTATCTACCTGCCGCAAACAGCGTAGCCATCAGCACTAACAGTGTTGAACGCCTCAAAATTGGCACTAGCGAGGTGGTGTTTAATGATGCAGGAAATGATATTGATTTCAGGGTTGAAGGTGATACAAATGCAAACCTGCTATTTGTTGACGCCTCAACAGATCGAGTAGGCATAGGGACTAGTTCGCCTCAGAACCAACTGCATCTTGTCGGATCCGCCGCCAGCAACTACATCCGACTTGATAATAGTTCGGGTGCCAGAACGTATATAGCAACTGAAGCAGCAATTTCTGCAATTTATGCACAAAATAACGCTGGTGGAGAGTCACCGCTTCAACTTATAACTGGTGCAACGCCACGTATTCACATTGCTGCGGCAGGCAATGTAGGGATTGGCGTTACGAGCCCTGATGCGCTTGTTAGCTTAGGCAACACCGCTGACGCTAAAAAATTCCTTGTCTATCAAGACACAGGAAATAAAATTTATTACGGCTTTGGGATACAAGCCGGTGAGATGCGGACGTTTGCTGCATCAAATGGTGTACTAACTTTTGGTCAAATAAGTACATCAGACGGCACTACGTACACCGAACGCGCCCGCATCGATACATCGGGACGCCTGTTAGTTGGCACGTCTAGTGCGCGTAGCGGGTACGCAGGCGGAAATAACTTCACTCCTTATCTGCAAGTCGAAGGAAACAGTGACGGAACCAGGTTTTACAGTTTAACCAATAATTCAAATGCTAACGCTGTTTCTGCTCCAATCTTAAATCTTTCGAGAAGCCGCTCATCCAGTATTGGCGGCACCACAGTTGTCCAAAATGGTGATTGGCTTGGAACTATTTCATTCAATGGCTACGATGGGACTAATCCGGTCGAAGCCGTACAAATCAAAGCAGAAGTAGACGGCACCCCTGGCACCAATGACATGCCAGGCCGCCTAGTGTTCTCGACTACTGCCGACGGGCAGAGTTCTCCGACGGAGCGGATGAGGATTACAAATCAAGGGATCCTGAACTTAAACGGTCAACGTTCAGGATTTGGCTTACCCATGAGTGGTAGCGGAAACGTGCGTGTTGCTGCTTCTTCTGCCGGAGGAATGTCCATTAGCACCTTCGATACTCTGGACTACACAGCAGTTCAGTTTGTCCGTGAAGTATCCGGCACTGCTATACAAGTAGGCACCATCACTTGCACATCCACTACTACGGCATACAACACCAGTTCTGACTATCGACTGAAAGAAAATGTTATTGCGCTTGATGATGCTGCAACCCGTCTCAAGCAGATCCCTGCCTACCGCTTCAACTTCATCGCTGAGCCGGACAAGACTGTCGATGGCTTCTTGGCACATGAAGTGCAGGACGTTGTTCCTGAAGCAATCACCGGCGAGAAGGATGCAGTCGATGATGACGGCAACCCTATCTACCAAGGCATCGACCAATCCAAGCTGGTGCCCCTGCTGACGGCTGCGCTCCAAGAAGCCATTGGTGAGATTGAATCACTGAAAGCTCGTGTTGCTGCCCTTGAAGCCCAGTAATCCCCTTCGTTAGATACGTCATCTAAATCAAAGGGTTCTTCCATTGGATCGCCAACATCATCTTGATTGCTCAAGTCAAGACTGGCTTCGCAGTATTCTTCCCAGGCGGTGTCAGGCATAGTAGTGAAGGGGACTACGCGGCCTCAAGGGCAGCAACTTTGGCTTCAAGGGTTTCGATGCGCTCCATCGCTTCCTGCAGCGCCTTGACTGCCTTCATATAAAGCACGGAATACTGGACCCCTTTTGTCGTTGTACCAAGGTCGTTGCCATCCTTATCACGATCTTGCGCTTCATAAACTAAGCCAGGGCTGATGGACTCAACCTCTTGGGCGATCACGCCAATTTGGCGATGGGTTGGATCTTTCTTGAAATTATAGTTACGAACTTGAAGCGATTTAATGTCATCCCATTGCGAATTTGCATCGACAATGTTTTCTTTCAGTTTGATGTCAGAAAGGGAGCCATAACTATTGTTAGTGTTTTGGGCATTGCCGTTGCCAATGATTTTAAATCTTTCAGAACCAAAATTGCCTGACCAGCATTGTAAAAAACTAAATCCTGTGCCTGCTGCTGTGTAATTATTTATATTGAATTGATTAGATACATATGATGTGCTTGTTGCATTAATCAACAAATTACCTTGGTTATGAGCCGGTACTGTTGTAGTAATAAAACCATCCTGAGCAATCCTCATCCGCTCCGTCGGAGAACTCGACCCATCTGGCGTAGTCGAGAACACTAGACGGCCAGGGGTA